TGTCAGAGACGATTGCTCGGACAATTTCTCCATTCCGTACTTGGTTTGGCTGACAGCCTGAACGATCGGCGGGCACTCGGCACGCTCCTCGTCAGTGGTGGGCATGCGGGTGACTCGAAGAAAACCACCCTCGGCGATGCACCGAAATACACGGCCAGTCTTCCTTGTTCGATAGGTGACGCTGCTGCGGATCGAGGGATGGTAGGAGGGGGGCAACTCGAACAGGTGGGACTGGCCGACCTCCAGCAAATCGATCTCGCCGTACTTCACGGTCGATGCAAGGTCGCCTGTTTTCGTTAGCACCAGCTTGCCGGGGAGCGATGTGACCTTCACCCCGATGCGGTGAGATCGCGCAAAGTCCTCAATCTGGCCTTTGATCAGCGTGTGCTGGTGGTCCGGTTTTGCGAGCTCGGTTGTCGGTCCGATCTTCAAGCGCAGCACTGCGCGCCGGGTTTCAAGGTCTATTCCGCTCATGGTGGTGGTTCCTGGTAGTCATTTGGCCGGTTTTTCTGTTTTCGGCCATCTGCAAATAAACGTTTCGTGACAACGACTTAGGGCTGTTTTCTGAAAATGTTAATTGGTTTACTGGGCCAGCCTTTGAAAAAAATAGGGAAGGATTTACTCAGGCAAGAAAGAAAGCATCACACACACAAAAAATGTATGTGTCCTTCCTTCCTTCCCATAAAAATACCCATCCTATTATTATTATTATTTTGTTTAATAGATATTGGTATTAAAGAGGCCAAGTCCTTGTCCCAAAAGGATTTTTTGGCCGGAACCGAGGGGTAACCCAGCGGTTCCCGGCCAAAATCAGGACACCCGGTCAACATGCATCCCGCCCGCACCATTGGTCACCGAGAACTTGCGTCCCAAGTCTCGACCCTTCGCGCTGGCCATCGCACGCACACTGCTGGGCTTTGCATCCTCGTCTGACACGAAGAACGTGTCCCCGATTCCCATCGTCGACCATGGGTACTTCTCTTTGGGCCCACGCTTGAGGGCCACTGCGTAAGGGTTGCGTCTGGACATGATTCAGTTCGAGAGTTGAAAGCACAAATAATACAATAGATACGATCAACAAGAACGAAGTGAGGCACTGATCCCGTGCAATCACGCAACTTCTCGCCTTGCTTTGATCATTTACGATCGAAATGCGCTTAGAATTGCACCCGATTTGATCAATTCGGGGGATCGATGGTCGACTACTTCAAAATCGAGAGCGTGCCCGACAAGGTGTTCTTCCAGTGCGATCGCATGCGTGCAAAGCTCAGCACAACGTCCTGCGCTTCCATGTGGCGCAAGGCTGACGAGATCAACGACGGGTCGCACTCAGCCTGCAGGCTGTGCCCAGTTGGCGCCGTGCACGCTGGCGAGGTGGCTGCAAGCATGAGCCCGCTCAAGGGCTCGCTGACGTGCTGCCGCTGCCATCGCACCGCCGGGCGACTGATCGGCAAAATGGTTTGCGTGTCGTGCTACAACCGGGCCCGTGAGAAGGCCCTGGGGCGCAACGCCAAGGGCACGGCACCGGTCAAGCTGGGCCAACTGCACCAGCGCTCGATCCGCTACCTCCATGGCGATGAACCTCGAACCCTGGTGATGCGCCAAACCCTGGACGTCGACGAATTGGTGGTGGCCACCTTGCGGGACAGCAAGAAGGCCGTCGTGTTCGCATTCAACTCGGCGCCGCCTGCAGCGGTTCGTCAGGCCAGGCTGTGGTGATGAGCGATCAATCTCCCCTGTGGGCCCTCACAGACCATTGCTGCCGCGTGTGCTTTTCGCGCGTCCTGGTGCGTGAGACCTTCGACCATCGCAAGATCTACCGCTGTGCTGGGTGTGGCATCGAGAAGGAAGGCCGCGCGCCCTCGGTGATCTGTTCGTGCGGCATCAAGCTGAAAACCGGCGCTGATGCTGGATTGAGGTGCGCAAAAAACGAAAATGTAACACCTGAGTTTCCATCAGAGATTACAGCTATTTCAGCGTATGATTATCTTCATGACGCGCAGAAAAGATCTATCAAATAGGATTTTTGGTCGACTTACGGCTGTTGCACCAGATGCTGAAAGCAAGCCTGGTAAGTTGAGGTGGGTGTGCTTGTGCGAGTGCGGAGAAAAAAAATCCGTCCTGGCTGACAGCTTGATTACGGGGAAGACCGAATCTTGCGGGTGCCTTCGTCGAGAAAAGCATTCGTTAGCCTACAAAGAAAATTTACTGGGTAGGTTTTTTGGTGATCTGACTGTGGTTGGTGAGTCTTTAAATTTGGGTGAAAAGACGGCATGGACTTGCAGATGCAAATGCGGAAATCAGGCTACGGTGCGCGCAAGCGACTTGAAGTCTGGTGCGGTCGTTTCGTGTGGGTGTGCAAAGTCTAGGTTCGCATTGGGTTTGTCTGAGTTGAACCGATCCAAGATTCAGACTGGACAGCGATTCGGGATGCTCGAAATAATTGACATGCTGCCTCCCGAGATGAGGGCAGATGGTTCAAGCAGAAGGGTTTATCCGTATGTGTGTCTTTGCGACTGTGGCTCGCTGTCTGTTTTTGATGGAGTCATGATGACGGGCGGTTTGGTCGCCTCTTGTGGATGCACTAAATTTTGCGACATTCCGCTGACGCCAGAGAGGGCCCGTTTTTTGATGAATTCAGCAGCGTCTTGCGCCACACGACGATCGAGAATGAAGTCTGCTGGAGGAAAATTCACTGCAGATCAAATTGAGGAATTGTTCAAAAAACAGAAATTCAGGTGCGCGAACTGTCGCGTAAAGTTGAATTACCGGACTCTGCGCAGGGATCATCGTCAAGCGTTGGCCTCAGGGGGAAGCAATGACATCCTGAACATTGAGTTGTTGTGCGATCCCTGCAACAACAAAAAAAGCGCCAAAGATGAGATCTTGTGGGCTGCCGAAAATGGCCGACTGATCTGAAATCAGCTTTGTAGTCAGATGATCTATTCATCAAAACCCATTGTCTATTGAGTTTCCGGGCGTGCGGCATCCAGTTAGGGCGCACATAGGGCTCAAATACCAGAATATGAGTAAGCAACCTCACCGCATGACGTGCGCTGTCTGCCGCAGGCCACTGGACCGCGCCGCGGCTTTGCTCAAGGGGCTACCCGTCGGGCCTGTCTGCGCGCTCAAGCAAGGCCTCATTGGTGGCCGGCGATCGGCATCTCAGGGCGAGCTTGACCTGGTCACGGCAAGCAAGACCACGGTCGTCGTGCCGTGCACTCAAACCATCGACATGTTCGCAGCACCATGACTCTGCACTACCAAAACTACACGTTCAGGAACGAGGCCAGCCAGGCGCGCATGGTCAAGGTCATGGAGTTGCTGAAACTGCCACACACGCGCGATGAACTGGCCGAGGCCCTCAGCATCAGCAAAAATGCCATGCATGCCTACCTGCTGGCGCTGATGACTGAGGCGCCCAGGAAAATCCATATCCACGACTGGCGACGCAATAGCCCAGGCAGCCCAACCCCGATCTATCTGGTGGGGGATCTTCCAAACAAGCGCCGTCCCATGGTCATGAGCAACGCGCAAAAGAAGCGGAAAAGCAGGGCGAACAACCCCGAGCGGGCGCTTGACGAGATCCATGCCAAGCGGGCGGCGCGTGCCAAGGTGCAGCGCGATCCGCTGACGGCCGCACTGTTCGGGAAGGCGTGACGCCACACTGACACCATGATCGACGACATCGACCCCTTCGAGGCCTTTCGGCTACCAGGCCAAGACGTAACGCATCCGGCCACCATCGCGCATCGCCTCATGAAGCACCAGGTGCACCAGCACCTTGGTGACAACGAGGTGCGGTTCGGCTGGCTCATGCGCCTGGATCAAAAGGATAAGGGCGGGAAAATGGAGCTTGGCAGCGTGCACGCCGTCAAGAACATGGCGCAAGGTGCATTCAAAGACCTGTTCATGCAGCTGCTGGCCGGCATGCTTGGTGATCTGCCCGAGTTTGTCATCGTGCTCGATGCGGGGTGGTGGCAACAGGCCAGCGACATGCAGCGCGAGGCCCTGATCTGGCACGAACTGGCGCACGTTCGCCAAGCGCTGGACAAGTACGGTGCGCCGCGCTTCGACAAAGACGGGTTGCCTGTGTGGGCCCTGGTTGAGCACGACATCACTGCTTTCAACTCAGAAGTCGAGCGCTATGGGGCATGGACGCCCGACATCGCCGGCTTCATCAAAGCGGCCACTGCCGCAGGAGCCTAACCATGCTTTTCCTCCTTCTCCCCCGCATCTGGTGGATGATCATTTTCGGCGCACCATCTTCGCGTGACACAGACACAAATGATCAAAAATGATTCATAATGACACCATGGAAGAAGGCGAGCGGATCGGAAGCCTGATCACGCTCAAGCGCTACAAGGCCGGCCCTGGTGCCCGATGGTCATGCTGGTGCGTGTGCGGTCGCTTCGCCTCCATACACGAAAGCCAGTTGCTGGCAGGACGCAAGACTTGCGGACATTGCACAGCGGCTGAGCGCAAATTGTTGAAGCGCGTGCCGGGCGCATCCCGGTGATCATCATCCAACACCTATGACCAACGCATTCAGCCCCGGCTACAAGCCCAAGATCGACACGGGCGACATGCTGCGCGAAAGCAAGATCTCGGCGACGCGCACCCGCCAGCGCAAGGAGGCGATGAAGTCCGCCGATGATGCCGTGGCCAAGCAGGCCCGTGGCACGCTGCCTGGTGCGCCGCTGTCGAAGCGGGGGCGCAAGGTATGACGCCCGCCGACATCGACCGCCTGAGCCGCTTGGCTTTTGAGGCTGGCATCACGGCCTCTGGCGACATGGCCGCGGCACTGGAGCGCTTTCGTGCCTTGGTCATCGAAGACTTCCTGGTCCGCTCTGGCAAGTACCTCACCAACGATGCCAGTCGCGAGGCTTGCATCGCCGAGGCTGTGGCCGACGAGCGCGAGGCAAGAACGACCGCGCAATTGCAAAACGAGGAGCTTAAGGCCCGCATTGCTCGCGTTGGATTGGAGGGTAATCTTGCGAAGGCCAAGGCGGTAAGGGACGAGCGCGAGGCGTGCGTGCAGATCGTTCAGCGCCGCACTGGCATCCCCGAGGATGCGCTTCGCCGTGGCACGGGCGTTCGTGATCAATTGGTGGTGGCCGGCGAACAGATCATCGACGCCATACGCGCAAGGGGCACGCTATGACTTTCACGCGCTCCGACTACGAGATGGCGGCTAAGGCTGCTGGGATTGAGCATGACGGCGTCGGCTACGTTTCTCCAAACGGTTTGCCTATGAACTGGAACCCACTCGACGACGACGGCGATGCGCTGCGGCTGGCGGTGGCGCTGGGCCTTCTGTTGACCATTGGCCGCGTCGGCATCCTGGTCCGTAAGTTTTGCATCGTTGACATCGAGGAACTGCCTGGCGACGACCCGTGCGCCGCCACCCGCCTCGCCATCTTCCGCGCCGCCATCGCCATCGGGAGGGACATGCCGTGAAGTACACCAGAAAAGACGTTGGGTTCTATGTCGACGGCGAGTTGATCGGCATATTTCGGTCCGTTGAAGCTGATCCCCTTCACGAGGTGTTTCCAGCCGACGCCCCGATCCTTGGTGCGCCCAATACGCGCCCAAAGCACACAGACACGCAAGATCTCCCTAGCGAAACTGCACCAGAGCAACAGATTGCGGGTCTGATTCAGGCCAGCACCAACACCCCCACACCATGAACATCTTCAACTTCATCGCCCGAGGCACCGCCGGCGCCAGCACCGACGAGACGCGCCGGCAAGACCGACTGAACGACGAGTCCGAAAAAGCACGGGCCCTGTGGATCCACTCGCTGCAGGCCGACGAGACGCGCGCCTGGTTGAACCTGGGCGAGGCGCAGCACCGGACACTGTCGGGCCTGGCCATCCTGCTGACGATCGCGGGCTTCTGCCATGTGCACGACGGCGGCACGGTCGACACGCCAGAACTGCGCACGATCCGCGGCGCGATCAGCACCATTGAAAGCTGTGGCAAAGCCGGCGGCGTCATCGACGAGGTCGACATCGTCACCTTCCAAGTGGCATGCACCCGGGCCAAGGAGATCATCCGCAAGGCCAGCGTGGCGGCCATCCAGCACGCAGCGGTGTCGATCCGTGAGGCGACGGGAGCGACGGCATGAGCGCGAAATACGCCCTGCACCCGGGCCAAGTCACCAGCAAGCGCGATGGACAGATCCACCACATCGATGCTCACATGTTGGTCAGGCTGTACGGTGTCAGGCATTCTGAGTGCCTGGTGGTGAAAAAAGAGTTCAGGCACAAACGCGAGCGCGAGCTTTACATGGAGCGCATCGAACGCATGGGCCTTATCCACCTGTACCCCCGCCATGATGGAAACTACGCGCTTCCCGGTGCAGGCCGCGCTTTGTAAAGTTTTTCCGGTTTCGGCCACTGGCCTCGATTGAGTAAGTACCGAGCCGGCCGGATGCCGGCAACATCATGAAAGCTGATATGACCCAAGTCATCAAACCCACCGTGGGCCGCAAGGTCTATTACCGCCCGAGCAAGTACGACGTCACCGGCGTTGGTCAAATGGTGATCGCTGGCAACTTGGACGGCGACCACACTGTGCAGCCCCTGGATGCGACCATTCTGGCCGTGTGGGGCGATAAGTGCATCAACGTCAACGTTCTGGACATCTGCGGCCGACCCTTCGCCAAGACATCGGTCACGCTGCTGCAGCCCGGCGAGGAACCAGGCCGCGACGCTGAAGGCAAGATCATTGGCGGCTACGCCTATTGGATGCCCTACCAGCAGGATCAGGCGAAAAAGGAAAGCCAGCCTGCGCCCGAGGTCACCGCCGACGACGCCGCTCTGACCGGCTTGAACGCGAAAACAGAGTAACAGTCAGATGATCTGACCCGCCAACGCCCCACAATCTGGGGCGTTTTTTGTTTTTGGGCGCGGGTAGGGCGCAAACCCGACCTTGCAGCATTCCAATGTCGTGACGTGACACTGGCCCTTGTAAATCGGGGGCCTGCCAGTGAGCACCAATTCAATCCGGGTAGAGATCGACAACAATGGGAACGAGTTTCCGTTGAGCTCGTGCAGCCACACCTACGCCTATGACGCGAATGGTCGAATGGTGTCCGACACGGCTGTCAGTGCCAATCATGCGGCGTCTTGGGTGAAAACCTACACCTACAACAACGCTGGCCAGATGACGGCTGAGTCTGCTTGGATCAAGCAATAAAGGGCCTGCGCGATGAGCTTCACACCAGTTGACCTGTCCAAGGCCCGATCCATGGGCGTGGCCGTCATCGTCGGCGGCAATGTCGTTGATGCGAGCGGCAACATCATCGTGGGTAACAGTGGTGGCTCACCTCCCGCAAACGCCACGGCACCAGTGATCAGCGGCACGCCTAATCTTGGTCAGTTGCTTTCCACGACAAATGGCACCTGGTCGAATCTGCCGACCAGTTACTCCTACCAGTGGCTTCGCGGTGGATCATCGATAGTGGGCGCCACCTCGGCGACCTACACCGTGGTGTCTGCCGACATTGGCCTGGCCATCACCTGCCAAGTCACGGCGACCAACGCCTACGGGTTTGTGGCTGTCGTGTCCAATGCGCTGACTGTCCCAGGTATTCCAACGAACTCAGTCCTGCCCGCCATCACAGGATCGGCCACGGTAGGCGGCACGCTGAGCGCGTCTACCGGCACATGGTCGAATAGCCCAACGGGCTACACCTACCAATGGAAGCGGGCTGGCACGGCTATTTCTGGCGCGACTTCGTCTACCTACGTGTGTGTGTCGGCTGACGCTGGCACCTCGCTGACCGTCTCGGTGGTGGCCACCAACACCAGCGGTTCGTCGTCTGCTGCGACATCGGCCGGCACGACCGTGGCTTTGCCCCAGCCAGTCAACACCGTTGCGCCGACCATCTCTGGCACCGTGTCATCTGGCGCGACATTGTCGGCATCCACGGGCACATGGACGTATGCATCGAGCTACACCTACGCCTGGTACCGCGGCGACATGCCGATCTCGGGCGCGACGTCGGCGACCTATGTGGCCACGGCCTATGATGTTGGTGTGCCGATCAAGGTCAAGGTGACCGCTACCAACACCACGGGCAGCACGACGGCCACCAGCAGCGCGACGACGGGCACGTACTCGCTCACCAACGGCGCCACCACGTCGGGCAACATCTTCACCGGCGTTACATCTGGCGGGTCTCCCACTGTCACCACGTTCACAGTCTCTGGCGTGACAGGCACCTTTGCGGCCGGCGCCACTGCCACCGCCTCCGCTGGCACCGTCACCATCACCTCCGCTGGTGCATGGTCCATTGCTGCGGGTACCACCGCCGGGGCCTTCCCGACCGTCACGATCAACTACACCTACAACGGTACGGCGTATTCCCTGACGTTCACAGGCACGGTTGCTGCTGCGTCCGCACTGGCTGCCGCTTTCGCGCAAAACTGGCCACCGGCACCGCTGACATCGCTGCCGACCACATCCGTGTCATCGAGCCCACTGAATGCCACCGGCTCGGGCACGCGCTACGATGTTGGACCAGGCAAGACCTATACGGACCTGACGTCTGTGCCGTGGCTGAGCTTGACGCCTGGCAGCGTGGTGAACATTTTCTACCAGGCTACACCCTACGCCACCAAGTTCGCGCTGACCTGCGTGGGCACGGCCGCGAACCCCATCATCATCAACGGGGTCACTGACGCCAATGGCAACCGGCCCATCATCACGGGCTCCGGCGCTGTCACGGCGGCTGATGCGGTGGCAGCGGGCTGGTTCACTTACTATGGCATCGAGACGGCCGGCCTGATCTCAATTTACAAGACAATCGGCACCGACAACACGCCGGCCTATATCACCATCCAGAACCTGCAGCTGATCAACGCTCACCCCACCAAGAGCTTCTACAACACGGCGGGCACGCTGACGGCCTACCAATCTTTCTGTGCTGCGGTTTATGCCATCCGCGTGAGCAACCTGACGATCCAGTATTGCGACATCACGGGCAATGGCCTGGGTATCTTCACCAACAGTCGCGGCACCTCAGACACCGACTGGTCTCAGTACATCACGCTGCGCGGGTGCAACTTCACCGGCAATGGCGTGTCTGGTGCCGACACCATTCACAACGTCTACACACAGGGCGTCCGCACGCTGATCGAGGGCTGCTTCATCGATCGCCTGATCTCTGGCGCCACCGGGTCGTCGCTCAAAGACCGCAGTTCCGGCACGGTCATTCGCTACAACAAGATCATGACCGCAGCGCGGGCAATCGACCTGGTCGAAAACGAGGAGGAATACGGGTCGTATGTGCGCTCAGATCCTCTGTATAACGATGCCTGGGTGTACGGTAACCTGATCATTAACGACGACTCGGCCACGAACTATTCCACGCGGATGATCCACTGGGGGTTCGACAACAACTCCCTGTCTTCCCGCATGGGCACGCTGTTCTTCTACAACAACACGGTGATCGACAAGATCTACCCTGCCGGGAACTGCTACCTGTTCCAAGTCAATGCGGGCCCGACGACGACACCGAGCATCGATCTGCGCTCTAACCTGTTCCACCACCCTGGCACGTCAAATAGCCTGCTTTTCTTCATCCTCGAAAACGGCAATCTGACGTTCAACGACACGAACTGGGTGGAAAGCGATTTCAACCTGACCGCGCCATCTGGTGGAACCGTGACTGTCACCGGCACACTGGTGCGCGGCACTGACCCAGTGCTGAAGTCAAACTATGTCCCGGCCAATGGCTTCGCGGGCGTCGACCTGGCGCAGTCATTCCCGACCAGCTACAGCACCTCGTCCGTGCTGCAATTGGCCAACCTGCAGGTGGACCATCAGTACAACACGCTTGCCTCCGTGCCCGGTTATGGCGCGCGTGCCACCAACGGCGTGCGCATGGACCTCGGCGCGTTCGAGTACCTGGCCGTAGCGCCTGAGCTCGTCACGCTGCCAACCATCTCGGGCACGCCTGTGGCAGGCAAGACGATGACTGTCACCACCGGCACCTGGCTGGATGACCCAACGTCGTATTCCTACCAGTGGTACATGGGAACGACGGCGGTCGGCACCAACGCCAACACCTACACGACAGCAGCAGGTGGTAGCCTGACGTGCCAAGTGACTGCAACGAATTCAGTCGGATCCACGACAGTGACGACTGCGGCAACCACCATTGCGGCCACTGCCACACTTCCGGCTATCACTACCGCTCCGGTGATCTCAGGCACTCCTCGCGTAGGCAACACGCTGACATGCGCCGCAGCAGTGTGGTCCAACTACCCGGACACAGTGACGCTGCAGTGGAAGCGGGCAGGGGTGGCCATCTCGGGGGCCACTTCGAGCACCTATGTGGTGGTGACCGCTGACATTGGGCAGGCCATCACCTGCACGTCGACGGCCACAAATGGCGCTGGCAGTGCTACATCCACGTCCAATAGCCTCACGGGTGCGGCGGCGGCATACGGCAACGGGGTCACCTACTCGTTCACCGGCGTGGCCGACGGGACACTGCTGTCGGCTGTGAGCTCCAAGTTCGTTAACGGCGGTGAGATGACGGTGGCCAGCGAGATGCTGAAAACGGCCAGCGCTTACACCTCTGGCACCGACATCATCCGGTATGTGGACGGGCAGGGCACAAACCAGGGGATCAAGCTGACGCGCAAGGCGGCCACCTATGCGGCCTACATCCGCATGTACCTGCAAAACACGGACAGCCAAGAAGGCTATCGCGTGGTGGTGGCATCGTACGGGTTTGACCTGTACCGCAACGGGACTTACGTCACCTCTGGATCTGGCGCGCTCACGGCAACGTCCGACTCGATTCTGATCTTCAAGATCAATGCCGGGGTGATAACGCTGACGTGCAACGGCACCACCATGCTGACCTACACCGACTCGTCGCCACTTACCGGCGGGTATCCAGCCTTCATGGTGAACGACAATGGCACGCAGGGCACGCACACGCTGGACGACATCACAGACAGCCCGTCATACCCGTAATCTGACAACCAATCAGATGACTTAGGGCAATTGCACTAGGGAAAATCACGCTTGCGCCGACTTTGGGCGCCGATAGGCCCCAGGTCACCCGATCAGGCCTCCTTGTCGTGACGGCATCATGCCTACAACCAGGAGACCTTTTCTATGTCGATTTCTGCCGTCACGTCGGACACCGCAGGCCGTGTCATCTCATGGATCGAGGGCGATTACGCCTTCACGGTCTCCCGCGATTCGGCGGGCCGTCCGCTGCTGTTGCGTGGCGTGAGCCCTGGCCGTAAGCAAATCGTTGCTGAGTTCAAGTATTCTGGTGCTGGTGGCACCTTCTCAGGTGTGTCAGGCGAAACGTCACCGTCCGCAGCATCCCCTCAGTCGTTGATGTTGCCTGCCCTTGTGCGGGACGCCACGAATGCAGGGGCCGTGTCTGCGTTGAGTGTGGGTAATTTTACCGACCTGCCCACCCTGCGATCCAACTACCCCGCCGCAAGAAACGCCGGGAAAAGTGCGGTTGCTGCTGGTGTGCCGCAGCAAAGTGACGGCGTAAAGTGGTGGCCCACTGTGCCGCCTGTCTATTCGTGGAAAGACATCCCGGATGCAACGCAGTACCTCGGCGACGTGATCGTGCGTGATGTCGGCGTACGCCACTCTCGATGGACCAGCGACGGTTTGTATTGGCAACCCGCTCAGGGATCGGCCATCGAATTGGACGCTCAACTTTTCGATGTCACGTTCACCGACGACAAGACCAGCGAGCAGGTCTTGTGGGAATACACGCTACCGCCCGGTTTGCTGAGGGAAAACTGGTCAATCGAACTAGAGACAAAGTGTACGTTTGGCGCATTTGCTACCGCTGTAACCCGTGGACTGCGGCTGTATCTCGGATCAGCGCAGATGGCGGGCATCAATAACGGCGGCTCCACCTCTGTTGTCACATCAAAGTGGCACGGGGTCGCTGTAGATAACCGCAACTCGTTCTCATCCCAAATTGGTGAGGCTGCCGGTTTTGCTGGTGTCGGTGCTCAACAAAGCGGGGTGTCATTCCAGACAACCACTGCTGACCTACGCTCCAACTACAGGACGCTGCAATTGCGCGGATATGTCCTGACCCTAGGGTCGGGGACCATGTCAAACACACTGCATTCCGTCCGCTGCCGCCTGCGCCCTGGCATTAACTAAGGATCTAACATGACACTCAAATATCTTGACCCATCAGCCGGAACAAACGGCACAGGTTCGCAAGCAAATCCACTCAACACAGCAGTTGGCCTGGTCCTTGCTGCAGGCGACTCGCTGCTGATCAAGACCGGCACAACCTTGCGTGAGGGTTTGCCGTCAACGATGTTTGTCAACGGCAGCAACACAGTCGGCTACTATGGCACAGGGGCCAAGCCAATCATCGACGGTTCTATCGACGTGCCTGCCGCGTCGTGGACCTACGACGCTAGCAACAACGTGTGGTACTACCAGCTTTCTGGCGCAACGGGTGGGCACGTCACGGAAGGTTCGCAAATCTTGCGCTTTGTTGAGTGGAACACCAACATCGCGACAACCGCAGCCGCCATGTACAACGGCACGGCATGCTGGAACTACAACACCAATGTGATCTATGTGCGCCCGCTGGGTGGCACGATGACGGGCAAAACACTGCGCGTTTCGAACATACGGACCGGCGTGTTTTTCGATTCCGGCGCCGACAAGTGCACAGTTGACAGCCTCATGTTCTTGGACTTTTCCAAGGAATCACAAATTGCCCAGAATTGCCATGGCATCACGATCAAGGATTGTGAGTCCTACCGGTCAGGTGGCTGGCGAGACACAGGTTCCGGCGCATTCATTGGCGGCGCGTTTGGTGCGGGTACAAGCACTCGTGATTTCTCAGTTTTACGCTGCACAGCCGAAGACGTGTTCGACAGCCCCTTCTCAAGCCAACTCTACGCGGGTCAGACGGCGGGGCAGTCGCTCATGAACCATGTGTATGACGGCTGCATAGGTCGCCGATTTGGTTACGGTGGTTTCGAGTGGACGGCCTTGTCCCCCAAGGGGCGCGTCCAAGGCGTCTACATGACCAATTTCTTGATCGAGGACGGAGGTAATTCGTCGTGCTGGCACACATACGACCGCGACCACATTGGTAGCCCCAACGCATCGCTGACCAAAGGCAACGGCATCACAAGCATTGGGGGCCACACCGGGCTTGGATATCTGGACCGTATTTTTGCGCGAGACGGGATCATTCGGCGTTGTTATCGCGGGGTGCGCAACAGCTACTCCAATGGTGACATTCGGATGGACAACGTTGTCATTGAGGACAGTGTCGCGGCTGATCTTTGGGTTGAGCAAATCGGCTCTCCGTCATATCCGCGTTCGCGGATTGTGTACAGCAACCTGACGCGCACTCGCAGCCCTGGCGCGGATTACAACCCGTCTGGTCTTGCTGATGCTATCAAGGAGGCTGGCGTCAGCCCATGGGTTTGATCATGCGCACCGCCATCCTCGCCATGTCCATACGAGTGCAGGCCAGCGCAGGTGTTTGGCAGCAACTGGCAACGGTGTGGCACAGCGACCATTGCCGCGAATAGCTGGCGCGATTTTGTTTACAGGCAGGCCGGTAGCAGCACGGCGACCATTACCAACGTGGGCGGCGGGTCACTGTGATGCGCACATGTGGCGCATGCCTGAGAGTAATGGGTGATAGTTCGTGACGCTATCATTTGCGCATGGCTACCGACCACCCTCAAAAATCCGCCTTCCTCGCTGCTGTCGCGCAGCATCTGTCGACCGTTGGCGCGAACAACTGGAAGGTTGTTCTTGACCAGTTCCCCGACGTGGCCGAGCCCACCAAGTGGCGCTGGATCAAGCAGGCCAAAGAAGCGGACGTGCCGCGGCCTGAGTTGATCAACGCCAAAGCCAAGCTGGTGCAGAAGGTCAAGAAGCTGCCCAAGGATGCGCGGCGCGTCGAGGCCGAGGAGAATGGCACCACCAAGGTGGCCAAGCATTTGCCGGCCGCCCCCAGCCCGAGCTACATCGCGCGCACTGGCGAGTCGGGCTTACAGAATCTGGACTTCGTGGCTGAAATCCACGCCCTTTATGCAGACGCCCAAAAGCTGCGTGCCTATGCCATGAAGACCAGGCCTGACCCGGAAACCGGGGCGTTGGTCGAGCAAATCAACAACCCGGCGGCCTTTGACAAGTCGATCGTGCGCCGGGCCAGCTTGCTGGAGACCGCCATCAAGGCCGTGCAAGAGGTTTGGGACTTGCGCACGATGCAAAACTTCTACGAGACCATCATCGACGAGATCGGCCAAGAGTCTCCCGAGTGTCAGCGCCGCATCATGGAGCGCCTGGCAGATTTGAATTCAAAGCAGGGTTTTACAATGTCGATGAAGGTCTAACCGATGGCCTTCGCACCTAACGGCAAGGGTTACAAGGCCACAGGCTTAGGCCGTGGCAACCGTCGGGCCATGCCTGACTTCAACATGGGCCTGCAGCAGGCGATCGCCGCGCTGGAGCAAAAGACCGGCTTCAAGCTGGACAAGAAGGATGTGATCCCTGAGGGTATGACGTTCAGGCAATGGTGCGAGAAGCTGGGCCGCGATGGGCTCAAGGTCGACGGCAAGGTGTTCACACTCGAAGACCGCCCAGCCATGGCCTGGCTCTATGAGCAGATCCCATCCACACGCGAGCAGGCTTTCAGGCGCACGCTAGTGCTGATGAAGTGCACGCAGGTGGGTTTCACGGTCATGGAGATGCTGGCCACGATCTATTTGGGCCTGAAATTTGCTCCATGCACGGTCGGCATGTTCCTACCTGATATTGCCTTGGCTGAAGGCAAGTCGACAGAACGGTTCATGCCAATCGTGCGAACAGTTCCTGAAGCCTACTCCCTGATGACTCAGGATGCAGCTGACGGATCTGGCCGTAAGCAAGGTGAGGGCAATGTGCGACGACGCCGCATAGGTGAGGCGTTGTTCTTGTTTGCCTGGACGTCAGGTAAGGCGTCCACCGAGTCGTTTCCGATGGACTTTTTGACGTTTGACGAGGTTCAGGAGATGTCCCTCGCTCAAATGGAAAAAACCCGTGAGCGTCTTTCAGCCAGCAAGTACCGCTACAACCTGATGGGTTCCACAGCAAACTGGCCAGATGCAGACATCCACCACTGGTACAAGTTGGGCACCCAGCATCGTTTTCACACTGAGTGCCCCACGTGTGGATCGCGTGCGCCACTGGACGAGTATTTTCCAGCCAGCATCCAATTTGATCCCAAGACGCACGACAAGGTGACGGGCCAACTTGGGACTTACCGTTACGTCTGTCCCAATGGGCACTGGATTGATGATCCTCAGCGAGGCGAATGGGTGGCTGATAACCCAGAGGCATGGATCACATCAGCGCACTTTCCTCAGATGCTCTCACCAACGATCGAGCCGAGTGAAATTTGGGACAAGTTCATCACATCCACCGACAAGAAGAACTTCTATAACCGGGTGCTTGGTAAGCCTTGGCTTGACCCTGATCAGATACCCGTCACGCTGGAGCACATGGCCAATTGCGTTGAGGCTGGTCGATTGGCTGGAATTTCATGGAAAAAGCGCGCTCAGGGTGCATTCATGGGCGTTGACCAGATGGGTCAATTTAACGTCGTGGTGATCAAGGAGCGCCTACCAGATGGGCGCCAGGCCGTCATTCATCTTGAGGAAATCTACTCTGACGACCCGTTTGCCCGGCTTGATGAGTTGATGGCGGACTACGGCATCGCGGTGTGTGTGATCGAAATTAACCCCAATTTCAATGAGGCCCAGCGCTTCGCCGCTCGCTTCCCAAGACGCGTGTTTCTCTGCAACGGCTTTGGTGAATTGGCCGATGACATGGTCCACTGGGGCGATGGGCCCAAGGTCGATGTATCTGACCGTCGCACTGACGAGGAATACAGAACCCGTTACACCGTCAAGGCCGACCAGTTCAAGTGCATGCAGGCATCGTTCTCCCGCTTCACCTCAAAGGTGCCATCATGCTTGTTCCCAGATCCCCAGGAACTCACGCAAGACGTGATCGACAATGGCGTCAAGGGCCGCGCCGCAATAGCACCCAGGGCGTTTGAGCACTTCACCAAGACCGCGTTGGTGGTGGAGAAGGTTAAGGATGCTGCGGGCAAAGAGGCGACGACAAACAAGTACAAGCGCGTCGTTCGCAAGATCAAAATCGATCCGCATTTCAGCTACGCCAATCAGTTGTGCGATGTTGCTTGGTCGCGGGCCCACGGCACCAGCACATTCATCATCCCAGAAGGGGGGTCACAGGTGGCCGAGATGCGAAGCAAAGCCGAGTCGATGAACATGCACGGTCTGCCCACGGCCGTGGCCAGCATGATGGAGGAGTTGCCATCCGGGGTGTGTGGCCGGTGCAGCGCGTTCGATCCCGAGACCGGCATGTGTGAGGATCGACAATTGCAGGTCGGTGCCCGTGACGTGAGTTGCGTCCTGTTCGTCAAGGCGCGCTGAGCGCCCTATACGCGCCCAAAGTTCAAGGCCCGACCAGTTTTCACTGGTGCGAGCCTTGTTAGTCAACAGATTGAGTGGCTGGTGACTTCAGAGCGGCATCAATCCGGCGACCGATCCAAGCCACGTTTGGCACCGCCCACGAGTTTCCGAGCGCCTTGTAGCGCGGGCCGTCCGCCGCCGCCCTAGCGCATTGCTCAAAGGTCATCACGCCACCGCGCATCAGGTACTTGATCCAGTCGCACTCCAGCTTCTCGGCCTTGATCGCCCGCCCGTATGGGATCAGAGTGTAGTCGTCGGGGAAGCCTTGAAGGCGCTCGCACTCGCGCGGGGTGAGGCGGCGCACTTGCATGGCCGTCAGAACGTGCGGCTTGTCGCCACCACCGCTAGAAGCACGCAGGCAGTTCTGCACCTCGTCACCAAGTTCTGCAGTCGCGCCACCCTCGCGACCTCGCAGGGCAACCGCCACTGCGATGCTCGCCTGCCCGCCAGACGAACCGCACCCCAGACCGTGCGTCGTCCCGTCTGTGCTGCTGATCGGGTCTTGTGTGGGGTGGAAAGCAATCGCAGGTGGATGCGCCCCTGCGGCAAGCGGGTGGCATGCATCGCCCGGCTTCGGGTTGCTATAGTTGGCTGCGCTGGTGATCTGGGTGGTATCAAAGGCTACAACAGCATGCGGCTGCCCGGACGCCATCAGGTTGTAACTGGTCCCGTCTTCGATCAGGCCCATGCCCGGGTTGCGCAGACGAATGCGGCCTTCAGCGTCAGGGCTCGGCGTGATGGCCTCACCGGAGCGGCCAACAGCATCGGCATGGATGCAGGCCACCGGCACCAGCGGCGTGCCACGCCCCGTTCCGTCCTCGCTAGCATCAAAGCCTTCGCCGCGCAACGTATGCGCCACCGGCAAAATGGTGTCGGTGTCGGCGTCGTATCGCAGCGCGGTGCCTGTTGTAAGGCACTTCGCCAGCGATGGAATTAGGCCGCCGTCGCAGTCAAAGTCTGTTCCAAGGCCACCGCCCGCAGAGCTCCGTGAAGGGATGGTGGGAGCGACTTTCCTCGCTTCTCGGCTCGGCGCAGAATCCCGGCGCATGCCGTCGCGCTCAAAAAGTACCGCGGCGGGATCGAACCCACCTCTAGCACTTGCGACAACGAACACACGTCGGCGTCGTTGGGCCACTCCGAAATATTGGGCGTCAAGCACCCGCCACGCGACTGCTCTTTTGGGGCCCAGCACTCGACCAGCGTTCGACCATTTGCCCCCTGGCGCGATGAGAGGATCATCTTCGCCGGAAAGTCCGGCAAGGAAGCAACCGAATGCGTTGTCTTTGGTGTTGAGAACGCCGGGGACGTTTTCCCAAAAGACGATGGAGGGTTGCTCTCCGCGAACAGATCGAACTGAGTCAATTGCATTGGCTATCTCGCAAAAAGTCAAAGAAAGGTTGCCTCGCGCATCGTCAAGTGACTTGCGCAGACCAGCGACTGAAAAGGCTTGGCATGGCGTGCCACCGCAGAAAATGTCAGGTGCTTCAATCTCACCGGATCGGATGCGCTGGGGTAGGGCTGTCATATTGCCTAGGTTCGGCACGTCTGGGTAGTGGTGAGCCAGAACCGCGCTGGGAAATTTTTCAATCTCGGCGAGCCAGGCGTCTTTCCATCCAAGTGGATCCCAAGCAACGCTCGCGGCTTCAATGCCTGAGCAAACACTTCCGAATTTCATAGTCAGTGAAGCCACGTTGTTTCGTGGCTATGGATTTTGTTGTCACTGATTATATTTGATTAAAGCATCGCGTGACGTTGCGTGATCAAAAAAGATGTTGCGCCCGATACGCGCCCGAAAAACTGGCCGCGCCGAAAAAAACCAGCATTGGCGCGGCTTTGGGCCTGGTGCTAATCAGCCTTGGCATCTGTTGCTAAACGTTAAGTTTTACCGTCCTCGATGTCGTGACGAGACAGTTGGGGCTCTGTCCTGATTGACTTTTGTCATCTTCTTGGAGCCTTCTATGAGCAAAACCGTTTCTGCAGTCTTGACCCTTGCCTCCGCTGAGGCGCCTCACGGCACCGTGCCCGGTAACTTCCGCGTTGCCCTGGTGGATGCCTCTGGCGCCGTCGTGTCGTCGCAAGACACCGTGGACACCAATGTGAGCTTCCCCGATGTGGCCGCCGGCACCTACACCGTGTCCGCTGTCCGCCTGGATGCCGATGGTGTTGTGATCGGCTCGCCCGTGTCGTCCGATGCTTTCGTCATCGCCGATGATGCAGCCCCAGCCACTGTGACCGTCGATGTTCCTGCATCGGTTGCTGTCACGCTGTCGTAAGCACCGCTGCCACGGACGGGGACCGGACTTTGTGCTGGTCCCCGTTTCCGTTGTGGTGAGTGTTTGCGCCCAACCTGCGCCCAAGGATGGCACGCGCGGCCGGAAAGTTGGCTGGTGGTGCGGACTTAGGCGCCTTCTGAAACTGATTTAGTATCAGTTTTTGGCCTTGCGCCACGCCGCTGGCGTCACCTGGGTGACCTGCTTGAACGACGTGGTGAAGTGGCTTTGACTTCTGAACCCACACGCCATCGCCACCGCGGCGATCGGCGTGTGAGTGTTCGACAGCAGGCGCTTGGCCTTTTCAACGCGACGAGTCCATAGATAGCGAGCCGGTGACACGCCCATCGAGACCTTGAATGACCGGTTGAAGTGGTGGGTGCTCATGGCCGCCACCCTGGCCATCTCCTCGACTGTGATCTGTCGACCGATGTTCTGCTCGATGTATTCCTGCACGCGCCGGCGCCGGATATGGGTCAGTCCCTGGGTGCTGACGACTTGAGCTCGTGTTTCCTGGGGTGCGAGTCCGCATACTACTGACACCTTCACCGCAACCGACATGGCTTCAATTAGGAGGGGAGGAGGGTTCTCAGACAGCACCAGGTTGATGAACGCTTTGGCGATGCCATAAACGCTTGAGACCGGCGCGACGTCGAAGCGCCAAGGCAGCCTTTCAAAATTGACCTCACCGCGCGACGCCATGCGCAGTGCAGGCTCGGGTATTCTGATGATGGTCTCGCTGAATGGCGTCGACGCGTGCTCACACGACAGTAGGTTGTTCGCCGGCAAGAACAGGCACATACCTGGGTACCGGTCTATTGGTGGCTGGGTTGCCCCGTTCCATGCGTAGGTCGCTGTCACGTCGGACTCTGATACGAAAACAGAGTGCTCCGGTACCCTGATAGTCTCAGGGCCCGGGCTGTTTCGGATGACGTGTAATGTCATGCCGCCGATGTCGATGTCAGTACGATCAGTGCCGGCAAGGTACTTAACAATTGACTCAAAATTAATCATGCACGCCACCTAAACAGACAGCGACATGAAGAATTTGACTCAGATCAAATAGCGCTGTCCGCACGCCTGGTGCGCACCCACCCGAAAACAACCGGCTTCGGCCTTGTCTGGCCAGTATCGCGGACGCCCTTGCGCTCAATCAGGCCCTCGGCTTCCAATGCCTTGAACCATGCAGCGATACGCTGATCATTCACCACGCCCATGATGTCGGCCACCTCGCGGGTTGTGCGATCAGCCTGGTGGACCAGGAAGGTCACGGCGGCGAGGTTGGCCCGGCTCATTTGGTGGGCTCCTTGGTGGGGTGGGTGGCTTCGCGTTTGGCGAACAAGTCGCTCCAGGCCTTCTGGTTGGCGGCCTTAATAAGTGGCTCAGCGATCTCACGGATGATTCCGGCGTCACCGCCAGACCACCACTCAACCATCGCCTCAACTACATCGGTGTCACGCATGGTGACATCTGGCACCAGGCCCCAATTGACTGAGCCAGAGTTAAAGCGACCGTGATCAATCGGATGCTGCTCAGCTAGCATGTACTCGATGCTGCGCAGGCCGTGGTTCACGCCAGTGCTGCGGTTGTTCTCCAGAGCCCATGCGGCCATAAAGCCACGGTAAGGGCCGCCCAGCTTTTCAGTTAGGCGCAGCGCTTCGAGCGTGAAGCAATGCCCGCCGTTGCAGCCCATGAACGTCATGAATGAGGCGCAGATGCTGGCATCACGCTGCGTGGGTACGCCGACAGTGCGCAGGATGGCACTCAGGCGGTTTCTATCAGCGGCCAAGTAATCGCGCCACAAACTCAGGAAAATGCCTTCGCCTGGCGTCCCCTTTCTTGGTGGCTGGAACGGGACGTGGTCAAGCGACAGGAGTTCATATTGCTGCTCCATCACGCACCCCCTTCGCTGGCCTGGGCGTTGATGCCGTGGTGGGCTTCGGCGTGGCGGATGCCGGCCTCGAACCAAACGGAGGCCGGAGAACTATTGATCCTGCAGTTTGCGTAGCCGTGGGCTACTTGCTCATCCGTCATCGGCTGCGCGGCTGGTGCGGGGGTGGCGTGCTGCACGTAACTTGCCAAGTGCTCAAAACACCGGAGAAATTCGACCCAGTCTGTGCACAGTTCCAGCCTGTGATCAGCCAGATCGGAAAAGCCGTAGCTCTCAACCAATCGACGTGCGTGCTCACGTCCGTTGATGATTGCGCCGAGTGGCACCTCCCCGCCGCTGGGCTGCTGCGCTGGAA